TATGGGCTTCTAAACTTATTTTCAATAAATTTTGATGTTGATATAGGTTTTCTTGCTTCTGTATCCCAAATGCGAGCACAAATATAATAATTTTTACGATATTTAATATAACCTGTTATTGCTTCAGGGTCAAATGATTCTAGTTCTTTTTTAGTAACAATATAAGGTTGTCTCATTGCTGTTTTTTGACACTCTCTTTCATATGAATAATCTTTTTTTATGTTTTTATTTAAATTATAAAGTTCATTATCATATTTTTTACGTTCTCCTGTCATATATTTTCCAAGTGATTTATCTTTACCTTTTTCTATCTTATTTATATCTTCAATTTCATCCTCATTTTTATCATATTTAATTTTTTTATCTTGTAAATTTTTTTTAATACTTTTTGCTTTTATTACCTTTTCTAAATCTTCATAATCGTCTATTGTTTCATTATTATTCATTTTATTACTGTTTAAGTCCAAATCCAAATCTAAATCTAAATCCAAATCTAAATCCAAATCTAAATCCAAATCCAAATCTAAATCTAAATCTAAATCATCTATTTCTTGGGACTTCTCTTTTTGTTTTTGTTTAGTTGTATCTGTTTTTAATACTATTTTTTTATCTTTTTTTAATTTTTCTTCTTTTATTTTGTCTTCTTCTTTCATATGTTTTTCTATACATTTATTACTGTCTTTTAATGATTCACATTTTTTAATTTCATCACTCATTTTAGTATTTAATTCTTTAATCTCATTTTCTATTTTTGAAAACATAACTTTAAATAAGAATAATATCATTTGAACGGATTTATATTTGTCTATATCTTTAAAATAAAATTCAAATTCACCATCATTTGTAAATTTTATCTCTATTTGTATTGAATTTGTTAATATTTCTTCATAATTTATAGATTTTTGGTAATTTTCATAAGTTTTATACAATTTATTTATTTTTTTACTATCTACTAAAAATAAGTCTTCAAATTGTTCTAATCTTTTTTTTATTTGTTTTTCATTATATTTTTGGTTTGCAAAATTTTTTTGTAAATATGTAATAATACTTAAATCACTGTAAAATAAATTAACTTGTTTATAATTAATAATTATTACATTATCTATTTTTTGTGGTTTTAATAAGAAATGACTATAATTACTAATTTCTTTTCTTAATCTATTACTAAATAATAATTTATCTAATTTATCGTTATTTTCCTTATTTTCAAAATAAGTTTGAAATTTTTCTATATTTATTTTACAATTTAATTTAATATTTCCCTTTATTAATGATGAATATGTTATTAATTTACTATTTTCAGTTAATAAATTTAACAAACTTGGGTTTTTTAAAAACTTTATTTTTATTATTTTTTTTATTTTTTTTATTGTGGTTTTTAAATATTCAAAATAATGAGTTAAATCTTTATTTAATGTAATTTTACTATCTAAAGTATTAAAATCAGCCATTATATATCCATTTTCATAAAATAATATTGTAATGATTATAAATTGTTTGTCTGATGATTGTTTGTCTGATGATTGTTTAGAACCTTCATTATATGGTATTCTCCATATAAACTCAATATAATTACTATTTTTATTTAGTTTATCATTTCTATTCTTATATTTAGAATTGGTAAGTATTTTTTTTAATTCATCTATTGGTATTGATTTAATACTACTTTTATAAAGTTTAATATTATTTTCTATATTATTTTTATATAATTTAATGATTGGATTATTATAACCTGTTGTATAAAAATTAAATAATTGGTCTAAATTATAAGTGGTATTTAATTTATTACTTAATGTATCAAAAACCATATCTTCACAATAACAATCATTTATAATAATACTATTATTATTAAATAAATCCATATGATAATCATTTACTTTTAATTTATCACCAATAGTTTTATAATCTTGTTTTGATTTCTTTATTTTGTTTTCAAACTCTTCTGGAAAATAAAAATTTCCTAATACATTTTTTATAACTATAAATGTTTTATCTAGAGTAGATAGTAGTTTCATTTCTTTATCTATTGTGTCAATATCATTTTTTAATATAATAAAATAGTCATCATTGATTGCTTTATTATAATGATTTAAATTATAATATAAAAAATCATTATCATTTATGTCTCTAGAGTCATCTATTAATTTAAACTTTAATAAGTCTATTGTATCTTTAAATGTATCAAGTTGTTTCTTATCTAAATTTTTTATATCACTAGGATGAGGGTGTTTATTTTTAATAGTACTATATTTTTTATAATGTGATATAATATAATCTATGTTTTTATACCCAAAATAAGTAGATTGTGTATTTTTAAACGTTTTTGAATACTGTGTTGTTAAAATAATAGGTATATTTAATAATAAATACTGTAAATCTTCATTTTGTAAGCAACTTTCATAATCAAAGTCTTCATTTGTTGTAATTGATGGCTCTTCTTTTTTATATTTATTAGGTAATAATTCTTTTAACTTACTTACAATTTCATTTTTATTCATAAATGTTATTTTATAAAGATTATTAAAAAATTGGTCATTGCTTAATACTTTATTTATATTAGTATTATTTTGATTATCATAATCAAAATCAGAACTATCATATATACGATTAGATATATCATCTTCATTATTATCTGATGTATTTTTAGTATTTTCATTTTTTTCATTGTTATTAGTGTTAGTGTTAATGTTAGTTTTAGTGTTAGTGTTAGTGATAGTGTTAGTGTTAGTGTTAGTGTTGTCTTTTCCAAATATAAAATTTATTTGTTCTGTAAAATAATTAAAATTAATTGATTTAGGATAATGATATAGTAACATATTATACGGTAAATATAAATTATCATCTTGTTGTGTCATAGGTAATACATCATTTTTAATTGTTTCATATAATAAAATTCTTACATGTTCTATAGGTAAATTATCTTCAATATAAGTATAAATAAAAAACACATTATAATCAGTTATATTACCAATTCTTTTTATATAATTAGGTATAATTGTTTCTAGATGTTTATGTTCAGAAGATTTTAATAATTCAGAAATATCTTTTTTATCAATGGCTTTTTTTATTTCATTTGAATTATAATTTTTATTAAATTCATTAATTTCTATTTTTTTTAATATTTCTTTTGTTTTTTTTGATTGATTGCCAATATATACTAATTTAATATCTTTTATTGTCGGGTCAATGCTTTTTATAATAAATTTACGTATTGCTAGAGATACTAATGATTTACATAGTGTATTTTCCATTTTTCTTTTATTAAATGATATTATTTTATAGTGTTAAATTATACTTATTTTATATATTATATATATATATATAATTTATATTTTGTTATTAATTCTATAATTTTATCTTATTTAAATTATATATATATATATAATTTTATAAATTAAAAATGTGTATTTTAAATTTATTTTTTGTTTTATAATCTTTATATTAAATAGATTAATAATCTTTGTATAAAATAGATTAATAAAAATAAAAATAAATATAAGTATAACTATAACTATAACTATAACTAAAACTAAAACTAAAACTATAACTAAAACTAAAACTAAAACGCTTAAATGATTGAATTAGTAAATACAATTATAATAATTACATTAATAATAATTATCTATAAATATTTTGAAGGTCAAAGTTATGATATTGTTATGGTCAAATCTAATGTCAATGGCAAATCTTATCTTGTACGTAATGTTGAAAATAAACAAGAAGCAGCAGATTTATTAGGCACAATTGCTGTTAAATTAGAAAAATTAGTAAATATTATAAATGATTCTGGATATGAAACTATTTATAATAACTATATGAAACCTACACTTGATAAAGAAACCCAAAATAATAATAAAAACAATGAAAAAAATAAAGATATTGTTGATGGTCAAGAAGGCGGAAACAGTGAAGTTTATAATTTAGAAAATAATATTAAAATGAAATTAAAAGATGATATTAGAAGATTATACAAAAACTTTAATCCAGAAGCATTTTCAGAAACTACACCTGACGCAAAATATACTAGTTATTCAGTTAATAAAGGAGAAAAAATTGTTTTTTGTCTTAGAGATAAAAAAGAAGGAGAAACATTAGTGAAAGAAAATATTATGACATTTGTTAGTATTCACGAACTCGCTCACTTAATGACTAAAAGTATTGGACACGAACCCGAATTTTGGGCTAACTTTAAATTATTGTTAAAAATTTCTATTGACAATGGACTTTATAAAAATATTGATTTTAATAGCACTCCTAAACCTTATTGTGGTATTAATATTACTGATACACCATTAAAAAAAGATGAATTATAATTTATCATTTTAATAAATCATCATTAATAACATAACATACAATCTCATTTTCATCAATTAAAATACGATAATCTCTAACTACAACATTACTATTAAAGTCTTTTGCTATATCTAACCATTTTTGTCTTGGTTCAATCGTATAATCAAAAGTAAATCCAATTTCTTTTTTTTTAATAATTTTTACATATTTAATTAATCCATATAAAATATCACGTAATTTATCATCTGTTTTATCGTGTTTTGCTAAATTCATTAATTCATCATAATTATTTAATATAGGTGTATGAAAATACTCATCAACATCAACATCAATATCATCATCATCATCATCGTCAGTTTCACTTAAATCACTATAATCACTCATTTTAGATACTAAACTATTATAATTACACACTAAAATAGAATACTATTTTATATTATTATTAATTATTATTAATTATTATTAATTATTATTAATTATTATTAATAATAAATCAATTTTTTTATAAATATATGTATACTATAACTATTAACTATAAAAAATGGAAAAAGATACATTACCTACTATTATTGAAGAATTAGCACTATCTGGATTTCTTAATGATACTAAAAAATCTGTTAAATTATTTAATAAACTTAAATCCAATGATAAGAAACTAAAAACTACATATATATGTGATACACACGCAAATATAGATATTACAAATACAATATCAAAACTTATATCTTTACATATTTTACCTTTATCAAATAAACACATTGAAATGTTAGGAGAGATAAAATATTCTAAAGATTATGGTGTTAATATAATTAAAAATTTTAATATCTATGAAAATGGTATTGAAATTATTATGATAAACGGTAAATATTTAATTATAGAAAGAAAATGGGATTGTATTATTCCAGAAGTGATTATTGATTATTATAAAAATATTACTATTAATTGGGTAAGTAGTAGTGATAATACAGTTAAAACAATTAGAAATGATTTGGAAGGACAAAAAAATAAAAAGGAAAATAAAAGTAAAAGTAAAAGTAAAAGTAAAAGAGATACTACACAAATTGCTGAATTACATATGTCGTTATATGGTATTATTACAGATTTATTCTGGATAGATGATAAAAATACAAACCATAGAGAAAATTATTTACCTTCGTATATATCATTTTCCAGAGATGCTAATCATTCTTTATGTAAATGGTTTTTAAAGTATAATATCAATAAAAATACTAATTTTATAATTAAATGTTGTAATGAATAAAAATTGATTTTATTTAAATTAGTGTAAAAGTTATATATTACAGAATATTATTTACTATTTTAAAGTATTCCTAATTATTCCTAAAAATGACTGATATTAATACTAAAATAACCACTAAATTTAGTTTTTCTGAGAGTTATCCTCATCAGCGTAGTTTTAATCAACCTTTATTCTTACTTGGTTCATTTTTAAAAGAACAAACATTAAAAGAATTTAATAATGATTATGTTGATGCAGATAAAGAAATTTATTTTAACAAATTAAAATGTGAATTAAAAGATAAAAATATTGACTTTGAAATGACAACCTTTGGTAAAAATAGTGATAGTGATAGTATTAGTATTAGCAATACTATTAGTGATGAAAATGATTTTGAAAATAATAAACTTATAAAAAGTAAAAAATTATATAAAAATGATATTAGTAAAAATTATTTATTAGACCATATTAATTTGGGTGAAGAAGGTATTGAATTTTATTATGATGGTGCCAAGTTTAGTTTAAAACTTGATAAAAATTTAGATAAAACTGCTGTTATTATTGAAAGAGAAAAAGCATATTTATTTAGCACTTATACTATTACGTGTGATAAAAAAGATTTTGCAAAATTTGACAGTTTTATAACTACTAGTATTAAATTTTACTTACACTTTTATGATGATGATATGAAACAAGAAGCAAATAAAATTAAATTATTTATGAGCACTGATGAAGGCTATTTTCAAACTTTAGGTATGAGAGAAAAACGTGATATTGATACAATATATTTACCTTCTAAA